TCCTGAGTAATTGAATTGCCCATCAATTACGTTTGAAGCATTAAACAATGCCGCTTTATCGGATGGTTTGTCTTGAACACAAGTTATTTGACCTGCACTCCAAAACACCATTGCCCTAAAAATAGATGCCAGTTGAGATAATAAAGTATACGCTTCATATCTTGTCTGAATATAAGCATTGCATGTAAACCTTGGCTCATAACTTCCAAGTCCATCTAGCACTTGCTCATCACAGTATTTAGCTATGGAGTATAATCCCCACTTATCTACACTGTTTGAGTCTATAAAATTACCGAGACCATACCTATCATTTGTAACAATGTCATAGAATATCCATGCGGGATTGTTAGTCCAGGCAACATTGAAGCCACCATCCCACTCTCCGACATACTCTCTTGTAATCGGATTGTAATTGTTTGGAACCTTTACTTTAATACCATATATTTCATAAGCCCGCGACGGTATAGAATTAAACTGTTTTGCATCAATTTGAATACCAAAAACCGCACTATTTGGATAACTTAATTTAGCGTCTATAATTTCTGTATAACTACTAAAATAAGTTTTATTTTGCAATGCTGTCTTATCACTATCTGGTGTTACTCTTGATACCCTAATATCCCATGGACCGGGGGCCGGAAGTTCAATTCTAGTACTTCTTTGGTAATTACTTACAGTTTTACCAGAAATAGTTATGTTTGGGACATAGTAAGTACCACTAGCATAGTTTATTTTTATCGTACCATATCCTGATATTTTTGTTACTCTGAACTCATAAGTTCCTTCTACAGGAGCTTTGAAGGATACCGACTTACTTACACTTGGGGCAGTAATAGATGTCATATAATACCCTACGAACTCTCCTACAAATGGGTAAAATTCGTCTTCTGACCTAGATTGACCAGAGAAGGTTCCTGTTTGCAGAGCTGTCCATGTGCCAGAAGGGGTGCTTCTATACTCAAGTAACCAATCACATGTCTGTAAAATTGTAGAAGCAGCTTCTGTTCCTGTCCAATATACACTAATAACTGCATCCAGAATTTGAGTACTTGCTGATGTAGCTGTACCATCTGAAACTGATAGAGAGGACTCAACAACATGTACTCTGGCCGGTATCCAGTCACCTCCATTATTTTTATAGTGAATCTGTAGAGTAACAGAACTTCCGTTCAAGTCACCGTTTGTCGTATTTTGTTCTGTTAGTTGTGGAACGGATACGGTAATTCTAGCTGCGTTTACATTTGGATTTGTAATACTCCTAACAACAGGAGTAGCTTTTACGACCTCTGTGCCGACTGAAATTTCATTTTCTACAGAAGAAAATCCAGGAATATACTCTTGTGATTGAGTGCCTGTTCTATAGTCAAAAGTAACCCCTGTGAAATTAAAATTTCCTTGGCCATCAACTAAAGCCGTATTATCAATATAAACAGAACTTAATCCGTCCACAAGACCTTCAATTTCTCCTTCTGACACTAAGTCAAGAACTTTTGCGTACTGTGTTGACTTTAGTGTATTAGGGGCTTCTACTGCAACTCTTGCGCTTCCTCCTCCGCCCTTTCCACCACCAGAGCCTTTAATTATTTCATTCATCTAGCCTCCAGACCTGTTGATATAACTTGACTCCCTGCTAAAATTTTCCCATATGCCAATGGAACCGGGTTTCCTTGAGCAGTTGTATTGACAGGGCCATTAAACATGTAAGATGGGTTTGTATCAGGCCGATCTGAGCCAGATTGAACGCTTGGGGTTTTTGTAAGCATTTGTGATACACCTCCAAGTAAAAGAGACATGCCTACTGACTGCATTGCTGAGATTCCTAGTTCTCCTGCAATCAGGCCGGCTTGGGAATTTGCAATAGTCCCCCATCCCATTGGGTTCCACCAAGCAAGCGCCATTAAGGCAACACCGGCAATAACTTGACCGATTCCTTTTCCAGAACCCTGGACTACGGGTATAATTTTAATACTGCTGGAAGCAATTTTTAATAGGTTTTCCTCATCCACAGGCTTCTTATCAACAATTACCCTATAAAAACCATCTTTTTTTATGCAGGACATAAAACCTGGGAAGTTCGCTTCTAATGCTCTTAGAGCCTCTTGAGTTGACTTTACCGAGTATTTATGATACTTTCCGTAAGTTCTTCCAATATCCCCGTATAAAATAACATCAATCATAGTAATTCCTTATGACGAAGGACCATATTAGTTACTTTTCTCCAATAGCCTCCATAAACATCTCGGCTAGAAAGTCTTCCTTGACAATGCTGGATTATTTGGTTATCCCCGATATATACAGCCCCATGATTCGGTACAGGGGAGCCTACTTGCATTAAAATAACGTCATGTTTTTTGAAGGAATTAAATTCAGAATCTCCAACCTTAATAAACCCGAAAGATTGGAATTTTTCTCTGTATAAATCTCCACCTTTCAACCACCAGTTGTCTTGTCTTTCACTGTCAGGGAGTTCAATTCCAATTTCAGAATAATAATCCCTGATTAAAGACAAACAATCAACATACCCATGTTTAAATTCTCTACCTAGCAGGGGTAATTTAAAACCGGAAGGTTCTGTAACAGTAAAAGTTTCTGAAATCAAATCGTAAATAATCCAAGGAATTTTACCTTTTTCAATACACAGTTTATCTGCAATAGATGGTTCAGAGCTTCCTGTATTATGACTATGAAATACAGCAATTATTTCTCCAAGATCAGAGCAAGTGGCATAATCTAGTGGGTCAATTGCGAAGTCACCAAAATCTGCGATGTTTTTGCATCTTTTATATTGAACTTTACCTTTAACAATAACTACAAGACCGCAGCATTCTCTAGGATGTTCTTCTTTAGCATGTTGGACTAATTCTTTTTTTATCTTTTCAAATACTGCTTGCATTTCAATTCCTTAATTAAGAGACACCAACTGATGGAAACCCGCCAAAAGGTAAAACAACATTTACTCCGAATCTAAGCCTACAAGAGTTAAGTCTTTTACCGCAGGAGTCCTTTAATGGGTCAGAAGTAGGTAAATCAAACTTATCTGCTACAGGGCCTCCTGTATAAGAACATTCTGCTGAACGATATTTCCACGGACAAACATTTTGAATAACTTGCCGTCTTGGTAACATCACTCCTTGCACATCAAATGCTGCTGCTAATTCAAATTCAATAAATACTTTATTTTCAGAGGATTTTCTGTCAATGTTCCAGATTTCTTTGTCAATAATTTGATTTGGATCGGCTTCAGGATTAACTCCACTAATAAAATTAACAGCGTCAATATACTTAACAAACGTCCTAATTCTAGTTACTCTAGAATTTACAAGATCGTTTAAGTTTTTGATTAAAGCACCCATTACACCAGAAATATTTGCAACTTTAAGCGTAGGTCTCGGTATTGTTCCTGTACCGGTTTTCTCAAACCCCTCGGCAAATAACGGAAACTCCGTATAAGTTATTCCGTCAAATACTACGGAGTTTCCTAGCTCATTTGAACCATTATGCAAATAAATAATATCTGTTCCACCAGCTGGGGTAGTGTCTATTTTATATAGCTCAATAATTGCACCGGGGTTTAATTTTTGAATATCTTCAGAAATCATTCTCCAAATACCTCTCTAAAAGATGTAGTGATTACATGGAAAGCAGGATTACTAACGTCCCGTTTCCATGTTTCACAAACCCATTTACCAGCACTGCCAGTAGGAGGAGTCCAATAAAAAGATTCAACTCCTTTTCTGGCAATAAAGAATGACTCTATACTTTCTGCATCTGTTGGATTATTCATAAAAGTTAAAGACCATGTACGCGGGAGACTATTAATACCATCCTGCATTCTTTGCTCATAACCATCACCAAAAGAGGCTCTTATTACTTTAGGTTTAGTCTCCCCAGAGGCGCCGTATTGTGGCGCAAATGTAAATGTTGGCATTTCTCTTCCTTATTTTCCGGCGAGTAAACCGCCATTTCTTTTTTCTTTCATAATCTCAGTTCTAACAGCAGCAGCAATCAGATTTCCAAGTTGTGGGCCTGCTTGTTGAGGACTTGTTTCTACTCGGCTTGTACCATCAGAAGCTACGGAGACATTAACAACAATTGATGAAGAATTATCCCCTTGACGAAGTGCTTGCCTATTTCCAACAAGACCCCCATCCGCATACCCCCTAAGCCCTTGGCGCATTCCTTCAACAATGCCTACACCGCCTGCCCTAGCTACATCAGACTGGCTCCAAACTACTTCACCTTTGTGCACGATACCCGCAGGCTCATTAACACCTCCAGGGCCTGTATAGCCACCTTCTGCCCATCCATAACCTCCTGATGGGATGGTATAGCTTGCTGTCGAGGGTGTTCCTGTCACGGCGCTAAAAGCAGTAGAGAAGAAAGAACCAATACCCCCCTTGGCACCACCTAAGAAGGAAGTAGCAAGAGTCTTGGCCTCCATGCGAATTAACTCAGCAATGAAACTATTTGCAAAATCCTTCATACTGATTTTACCAGTCATTGCAAACTGAGTAATTGCATCTGCCATACCATCTGCTAAACCTTGGAAGATTTTCTTTCCTCTTTCAGCAGTGTTTCTTGCGGCATCCATATAATTTGCAAAAGCAGAATCCCAACCAGATTCAAATGAAATTTGTTGTTGATAAGAATCTCTTGTTGCTTGTTCTACAATGCGCTTTCTTTCTTCTTGATCTTTATTAAGCTGTGAAATAGCAGTATCTCTGTGCTGTGTAATTTCAGCTTCACTAGCACCTCCTTTTCTCATTGAATTTACTTGATCTTCGATTTTCTTAAGAG